CTTGGCGATGCAATCTCTGGTGCATTTGAAGCTGTAGGTCAAAATGGTGTAGTGACTGCAGAGGCAACACCAGGAAAGAATACTCATTTTAGAGTAACTGATGGTATAGAGATTAGGGCTGGGTATTGTACTCCAGCACTTCTAAATGCTGGCGAAGATCCTGTGACACTAGAGAATCCATATGTTCTGATCTGTGATAGAGAGATGACACATATGCAGGATTTTATGCAGGTTCTTTCTAAGGTGCATGAGCAAAATAAGTCACTCCTAATTATTGCCAGAGGAATAAAACAAGAAGCACTTCAGACTCTTGTTGTAAATAGAAGATCCGGTAGACTCAATGCGGTTGCCGTTGAATATCCAAACTTTGGAAGATATAACGATCAATGGCTAGATGATCTTGCAATCCTTGTTGGAACCTCTGTCTTTTCAGAAGACAAAGGAAATCCACTGTCTGGAGCAACCGTAGAATCTCTTGGTTTTGCAAAGAAGATAAATATAACCAGATACAATACCACTATCATTAGTGGAGCAAAAAATGAAGCAGCAATTAAAGAGAAGGAGTTAATCTATAACGCTACTCTTGATACCGCAATATCAGATACCGATAGAAAGGATGTACGAGCAAGGCTCGCCTTCCTCCAGAGCAAGGCCGCAGTCGTATGCGTAGGCTACTCCACTGAGGCAGAGCTTCGCGAGAAGGGTGATAGAGTAGAGGACGCCGTATGCGCCACAAAGGCAGCAATCGAGAGCGGAATACTTCCTGGCGGTGGAACGGCTCTACTGAGAGCGTCATCTGCTATTGATATTTTCTCAATTCCAGAGAAGTTTAGACCAGCTGCCAAGGTTCTTATATCAGCTTGCCAAAAGCCATTTAGACAAATCCTAGAAAACGGATACATTTCTCCAGAAGATATTTTGGCAAAAATTGGCAGCTCCAAAGACCCTTGGGTGGGGTATAATTTAGTCACCGGAGAGGTTGGAAATCTTCTAGATCTTGGCGTAGTAGATCCAAAAAAGGTAACAGAAACAGCACTAAAAAATGCAGTTAGTGCCGCATTGCTTCTAATAAACACAGAAGCAGTGATGGCAGAAAATCCAGAGAAACCATCTGGGTGGCAACCCCCCGCAGGTTGGAGACCACCCTCAGATACAAATCTGAATCACAAGTATTGATAATAAGATATTATGAGTTCAGAAAAGAAGAGGGAACGGCTTAGGCTATATGAAAAGTCTGAAAAAAGACAAGCATATCAAAAATCAGAAAAGCGTAAGACAAGAAATAATGAGCTGAAAAGATTGCGCAGAAGCACAAAAGAAGGTAAAGAAAAACAAAAAGAATATAAGCAAAGCGCATCTGGTCGCTTTAGGGACATCAGATATAATTCAAAGAAGAGAGGAATAGATTTTCAGATTACTCTTGAAGAATTTACAGATCTTTACTATGAAAAACAGTGTGCTTACTGCGGAGATATTGCAAGAGGAATTGATAGAATAGATAGCTCTGGCTATTATATCGTTGAGAACTGCGCACCTTGCTGCTCAACATGCAATGATCTAAAGGGCACTCTTTCCATTAAAGAATTTGATGAAAAAATATCAAAAATATTTTCATATAGAATGTTAGATGAAATGATAAAACACTGAAAAAAAGGAGTCTAAAAAATGAGCAGCAAAAAGCCAACCGAAGGCGAAAAGGATATCCTTTCTCTTTTTGGAGAAGATACACTATATCTAGATGGCGATATTGAAACAGTAGGAACATATGATGTAATTAAGACTGGAAGCCCATCTCTTGATTATGCGCTTGGAATTGGTGGTATGCCAAGAGGCAGAATTATTCAGCTGGCAGGAAAAGAAAGCTCCGGTAAGACTCTTCTTTCTCTTCTATGCATGAAGTCTTGGCTAGATGAAAATCCAGAGAATACAGTAATGTTTATTGATGCAGAATATACTTATGATGCTGGCTGGGCAAGACAGCTTGGTGTTGATACAAAAAGAGTTATTGTCGCCAAGACAAACGATGCAAAGAAGATATTTGAGGGTCTTCTTGGAAAGACAACAGTAAATAAGAATACTGGTAAATCTTCAAAGAGCGTTAAGGGAGTTCTAGATCTTGTAAAAGAAGGAGAAGATCCAAAGTTTAAAAACCTAGGGCTAATTGTTCTTGACTCCGTAGCAGCAATGAATACCCCAATGGAGGTCGATGCTGCAATCGGCAAGCAGAACATGGCACCAATGCCAAGATTCCTCTCCACAGAGCTTAAGAAGCTTACTCCTGCTGTTGCAGAGGCAAATGTCTCAATGATCTTCATCAATCAGGTTCGTGTTAATCCAGGTGTAATGTATGGTAATCCAGAAGATTCTCCAGGAGGTAAGGCACTAAAGCACGCTTGCAGCGTAATGATTAATATGGCTCCAATTAATTCTGCCGACAGCAGAATTGAGGATGATAATGAGGTTGTTGTCGGTCACAAGGTAAGAGCAAAAATTCAAAAGAATAAAGTTGGCGCACCATTCCGTGAGGCGATCTATACCATAAAGTATACAGAGGGACTAATCAATAGAGAAGAGGAACTTCTTGATCTTGCAGTTCTCTGTGGAGTAATCACAAGACCAAACAATAGAACATATGAGCTTGCTGATGAAAAGTTTACAAGTAGACAGCTTATGGTAGATTATCTGAAGGATGAGGCTTGTTTTGGCGGAGTAGAGGATCTATGTCGTCAAAAGTACCTGAGTGGTCAGGTAGAAGGTTCACTACCATCTGATGATGAAAATATGGCAGAAGATACAGAAACAATTTTTGATATAATGGAGTAAAGATGCTAGTAAGCTGTAATCCAAGGTGTAAGAAGTCAGATGGAAGAACAGAGGGATCCCTCGATGTAGAGAGAAATGAGGTGGTTTGTAAGCTCTGTGGTGATGATATTGCCGGAATATCATCTTTTACAAAACAGAGTATGAAGCAAAACAAAGATGTTGTTACTCCTGCTAAAAAGGCATTTATGTTTGAGTGCAAAAATTGTCACAAGAAAGTGGAAACTGTAGTAATTAATGGCGTAGCATATGGAAAGGATTGTCAAACAAAAAATTGCACCATACTCATTAGCGAGATGATGGCAAACGCAATGGAAAAGATTTCACCTTCATTGAAGCAACTAGAGGAGTCAGATGAAAGAAGTCCAGGAGCTAACAAAACTAATTGAGATTTGTCACGACAATCTCAAAAGAACAAAGCTTGGTAAAGACTACATCTTCGGAGAGAGAAATCTCTCCGTTGATGCTTTTCAAAAATATAAGATTGGCTTCTTTCCAAGGAATGCAAAAAAACTTGCAGATTATGTTTCTGACGATTTTTTAAAGTCGGCAGGACTTATGGACTATGATGGCACTAGTCAGTTTTCAAACTATTACTCTATAACCTTCCCAATCTACGATGATTATGGAACCCCAATTGCTCTAGCCGGAAGGTGTATGCTCTCTAATCAAGAGCGAGAGATTGTTGGAATTCCAAAATATAAAAATTCAAAGTTTAAGAAAACCAATCACCTTTTTGGATTAAATCTTGCCAGAAAGGATATTCTACTAAATCAAAATGTTTATGTGGTTGAAGGATATTTCGATCAAATCAGCATGTATGATGCTGGAATTAAAAATACCGTAGCGGCATGTGGAACTGGATTTTCTAAAAATCACTTTATAAAATTGGCCAGATATACTGATAAAATATCATTTCTGCTAGATGGTGATGAGCCCGGACAAAAATCTGCAGAGTCAATATATAATAAATATATAAATAAAGGAATAAAATTAAGATTTTTAAAACTTCCATTAGATTATAAAGATGCGGGAGAGTATTTTTTAGATAATAAAAAATCTCTTGATGACTTTCATCAAGAGATAGAAAGTATAATTCCAATGGAGTGGTAATGAAATTAAAGAGTAAGAATTATCAATATAAAATTGTTGAAGTTGCTTTTGATCAAGCAAAGCTTAACAATTTTTCAGATGATAAAGGCATCGGCGGAATTCTGAATGATAATGCTTACTCTGAAGAGCTAATGGATCTGAGGGAAAAACTTTTAGAAGAGGTTTACTCAGTTGTAAATAGTGAACTCTTAACCGAACATCAAAAAAAAGTATTATTCATGATATTGATGGGTAAGACTCAAAATGAAATTGCAGAACATCTTGGAATAACACAATCCGCAGTTCATAAGGCACTTCGTGGCAATCTTGACTATAGAAATGATAAAAAAAGATACGGTGGAATTTTTAAAAAATTAAAAAAAATCTGCAGAAATAATGAAAAAATACAGGAAATTTTATTAGAAATGGAAGCCTTAAAAAGAAAGATTGATTAAACTATTAATTATTTAAATATTGTTATATTTTCGATTTATACCTTTCTATTAATAAAGCAAGATATCTTCAGAGGTTTTCTAATGCCCAGCTATTTGGACAATACTTTAATAAAGCTTATGAAAAAACAATCTACTGACTTGGGAATAAAAGACCAAGTAGAAATAAATGATAGTATTTCTTTTAGAAAAATAGCTCTAGACAGGTATGCCATAGACGGAGACCCATACAGTGGTCTGTGGGCATTGCAGGATATTGACGGAAAGCCACATCTAGTTAGAGCATCTAACCCTCAATTTGAAACAAGAAAAGCTGGAGATTGGGAAGTCATTTCTGATTATGACAAAAGAAATGTAACATTATCATATAAAAATATTCCAATTACAAGATTCTCCTCAGATGAATATGGATTTTCAGCTAATGATATTTCTATATTTAAATCTGCACTCATAGAAAAAACCTCTTCCGATAATTCTTTTGTAATTGAATTATTAAAAGACCAGCCACAAACAAAGAGAGAATCTTTAGTCTCAACTTTTCCAGAATTGAAAAAATTTATTTAGGTGAAATGATGTCATTAAAACTTTTAAAAAAACAAGCAGAAACCGCACTTCGCTCGCTGGAAGTTGGTAAAGAATATCCTAGCAATTATGTTTTAAATAAATTTGATTCTGCCTGGGAAAATAACCAGAAAGATCAGGTAATTGGAAACATGAGAAGTGTCATTAAAAAAATGGCATCAAGACAGGCTTTTATCTCTCAGTCAGAAATTACAAATCTTTATGATAGATTTGGCAATATCTCTGGTGGAGCAACAGCATTTCGTGATGAGCTTGGAGAATTTCTCCGTGATGGTTATGGCAAGCTTCCAGAGCCAGTAAAATCCACCATTTCAAAGACTGCAGCTGATATGTCTAAGCCAGTTGCCTTAACTGATAAAACTCCATTATCAGATGCATTTTCTGTACTATTTTCATTTGGATCAAATGATGATAGCGGAACTTACAACAAGAATCTAGTAAAAAAGGCAGAAAGACTTGTTACCTTAGAGCTTAATGCAATGGGAATTAAGCCAGATATGGTAAAGACCATCACTGGAAATGAGCATTACATTCTTTGCAATGCCTACTACAAGAATCCAGACTTTACAACAAGCTATGTAAGTATTCCAGTTCAGGTTAGCAATGGCTCAGTTGGAATACCTTCAGAGGTTGTAGCTGAAGGTTCACTCATTAAGCTTAATAAAGAGAATGTTCTTGTAATTCTTAAGACAGCTCAGAAGAAACAGAAGGATACTAATCTTTCTAAATACGCAGATCTTCGCAAGAGCGACTCTGTTTCAATTCCAAATGTTTCTGCACCATCAGCTTTGAAGGAGAAATTTGACATTTCAGAAGAAATTCTTCTTGCCTCAAATAGATTCTCAACCAATCAGATTAAGCTTGCTCACTCTGTAGTTGCAGCAGAAATTTCTTCTTGGGGTGCAAGAGCACAGGTTAAATTCTCCGGCACAAACAATAGAGGTCTCTCATTCCTTGTGAAGACAGCAACTTCAGTAGGGGAGAGATCCTTTGTTGTTCCCGTAGAAATGAGTGGAGAAAGAGTTGTTATGCCATCAGAGTTTATTTCTGGCACAACCAAATATGATTTCTCTCCATCTGGATATCAGGAATTTGCTGCCGGAACTGCACCAGCCACCTCTCATTCTTTCTCAAGAGATTCTGATGAGCTTGGAAAGCTTTCATACGCCCAGCTTATAGACGTTGTAATTGAAGGAGTTTCAAAGAAAGATTATAAGTCCTCTGAAGATGCTCTCTCAACCATAGGAACAAAGTTTGGCCCAGAAAGATTTAAGACTGCCCTAGAAGATTTCCAGAAGCTCTTAAAGACTGCAGCAAAATCTTTTGACTCAGATCTTATCAAAGAAGCGGTTAAGCGTGGAGATCTAATCAGAACAAAGAATTCTGTTGAGTGGTTCTGTCCAAAGCTTGGATTACCACTTAGCAAAATTGCCTTTGATGAGAAGGGAAGACCAGTTCCAAAGTTCAGAAGTGAAAAGAGAAATCTTGACTCTATAGATGGAACAATAATTTCAACCAGCAAAATTGTAATGAGCTAATCATGACAAAAACAGCAAGAAAAGAAGCTCTAAAAGAACTATACAAGAAAGCACAGGCCGAAGGAATACTTCAGCAGTCAACTTCTGGTGTTACAAGCTATCAGAATAGATTTGATTTACTTGAAGAGTTAAATTTACCTAAGCCAAGCTCAAGATCTCTATATGGTGTATTTGGGGATCAGCCAGACTACAAGCCAATAATTTCAGAAGGAAATCACTCTCTATCTACCAGATATGCCCCTGATATGCCTGGTGTCCAAGCTGCAATCCCATCTGACGGCGTAAGAGTAAATCCTTATACAAAACAAGTTTTTGATTACAATCAGGGCTTTAAAACAAGTGATGGAAGAAATTTCTCTCCAACATCTGTTTCTAATCAGACAAAAATATTTGCTAGATAAAAGTAAATTACAACTGAATTAGTAAAATAAGCCTGTAGTAGGCTTATTTTTTTAGGAACGAAATGGAAACAAATAAAGTTGCTAGACATCCAGATAAAGAGGAAATAATTAAAATGCTGCTTAATGGTGAATCCGTTAAGCAGATTGAGGCATGGTTAAAAAAGAAGTATCCAAGAACAAAAAGACTCCATATATCATATATGACTCTTCAGAAATTCAGATCTGAAAATCTAAATATAAAGGGCGATCTTCTTGAGGATATCAAACTAAAGAAAAAAACAGATGAGCTAGTTTCGGCGGATGCAGAGCTAAAGCTAGCTGTTTCAAATTCTTCAGAGTATCAGAAAAAAATAAATGAAATTGTCTCTAATGAAATGGATGTTCAAAGAAAGCTTTTGGAGATGGAAAAGCTAATTTCCTCTAGAATGGAATTTTATTACAATACGGTTGCTGCTGGTGGCAACATTAAGCATGATAGATTATTTTTAGAATATCTAAATATGATGAGATCTATTATGCAGGACTGGAAAAAATACATAGAGGGATTTGCAGATAAGAAAATAGAGCATAATTTAAATGTAAATATTGTAAATGATCAGATAAACATCATGAAGGAAGTTGTCATTGATGTCCTAAGAGATATGGACCCTGCCTTAGTTTTGATTTTTATGGAAAAACTAAACTACAGAATGACTGGCTTAAAACATGATTCTCCAGAATATAATCAGTACTTAATAGAGGTATCAGATGCAGAAGAAGTCTAGTGAAAATTCAAACGTACCATCTGATGGTATTATCATAAGTCTTGAGGATCTAAATAGTGAGATTAGCATAAGGAATTGGATAAAGAATAAGTTAAAACATAGCGATCCAAATCTCTCATCTGATCAGATAAAGTCCGCTTTAAATGGAATTATAAGAGATCCTGCTTTTATTGAACAACCAGAAGATAAAAAAACACTATTTATGAATTCTATAAATCAGTTAGTAAAAAGTTTAAAATGAAAAAATATAATCATGAAATTGATAATTATATAAGAAAAGTATCATCAAAAATAAACTCTGATGATTCTCTGGCTTATATTAAATTAAAAAATGCATCAAGAAAATTGCTTGAAAACAAATCTGATGAGTTTGTTAAATCTGCATGGAAAAATAAAGATATTATAAAGAAATTAAAAACAAATAATGATTTTTATTTTTTTATAACATCAATGATTATTGGTGATAATAGATTTAAAAAAGTAGCCTATCCAATGGCAGAAAATTATTTTTTTAAAAACCCTTTTTTTGGTTACAATCTTCAAAGCTGGGCAAGTTGCGTTCATAAAATTTATGAAGCACATTATAAAGAAGGAATGAGTTATGATGATGCTGTTGTAAAATATTCTAGTAATATTTTTGAAGATGAAGAAGAAAAAAATAACTTTTTAAATTGGTTAAAATATTATAATCATGGAGAGCACTTGAAATATAACGTTAAAACAGCATCATATCAGATGTCATTGAGTCCAACTGGGGATGCATATACCTCCACATCTAATTATATTGGAACAGATTATGTTATAGATCATGACGCACAAATGAATAGCGCAAAAGAACAAGGTGAAAAAAAGATTAATTATAAAAATTGGAAAAAAAAGTTTAATACTGCCTTAAGAAGAGTTGATAAAATCTTAAAAGAAAGTGAAGAGTATATTGACGCTGATAAATATGAGGAAATATCTCAAGTATTAAATAAGTTAGATATTCAAGTTGGTAAAGTCAGACTTCAGGCCACTGCATCTGATATCAGCTATAGAACCGCAAATCAACTAAAAAAGTTAGGCTTTGATGATGGAGCCTCAGTATTCTACAAGTATGCTCAAGAGGCAGCTCCACCAGAGGTTGCGGCAGCTCCAGCTCAGGAAGCAACAGAGCAGGTCCCAGAGCAGTCTCAGGCTCAGATAGAGAGGAAGCAGCAAGAAAAAGAAAATATTGAAAAAGGAAGGGAGCTGCTAAGCGAAGTTGATCCTGTTCCTGGACCATCTCCTACAGAATACAGCGATATTATGAAGGAAGATATAGACGTTGATGATGCATCAAAGAAGCTAGAACAGATTGCAGGTACTCTTTCAGATCGTAGAGTAATTAGATATTTGGCAGAATTTGATATTATGCTTGACAAGATAGGTATAGCATCAATGTTTCCAGAGTTGGCAGAGGCACAGAGCAAACTAATTGAGTCTTATTCTTATGCTCTAACTAGAGTAACTAAGATGCTTGGTATGTTATCAAATAATAAAGCAATTATGGAGATGGCAAGACAAGAGGCTATAGGTGAGGCAGAAGTTCCAGAGCAGGTAGCACCACAGCCTACAGCCGTAACGACTCCATCGCCAGTAACACCACCACCAGTGCAGAGCTAATAGGGGTAGATCTTGATAATTAAAAATCTATCAGAATATAGCAATGGGTTAGGGCTTTTGTTAAAAATCAGCTCTTCTTATGCAATAGATAGACCCTATGTTGTTGGTGGTCTGGTTAGAAATCAGCTACTCGGAGTAGTTGATGCTGGAAGCGATGTTGATATAACGACTAATTCTCAGGAGTGCATTAGGCTCGGCGTTCTATTTTCATTTCAGTCTGGACAGTTTTTTAAAATGTTTGAAGATAGACATATTAGAGTTTTCTATTTTGGAAAAAGTTTTGATTTTTCTCCAAATGTGTTGAGCTTTTCTCATCCTGGAGTCAAAGAGTGGTTGTCTGAAAATAAGCCAGATATGATAAAAAACATAGAGGCCTTTTCTAGAGATTTTACCATAAACTCAATGTACCAGGATCTTGAGACTGGAGAGATATTTGATCCAACTGGAATGGGAAAAGTAGATATTGAATCAAAAATAATCAGAACTCCTGTCCCTCCAGAGATTGCTCTAAAAAATGATCCAAGAAGAGTTTTTAGGGCAATTAAACTGGCAAGTAAATTTGGATTTTCAATTGATAGTAGTATAATTGAATATGTAAGATCTAATTCTGAAATTATTTTAAATCCAAAACTAACAACTCAATATATTACATCAGAGATAAATGAAGCTCTTGAAAAAAATTCAGAGGTTGCAATATCAAATATATTTGATCTTGGTTTATTTAAAATAGTTCCATTATCTGGAAAATATTCCGAGTATTTAATAAAAAATAAATTATTATCAAAATACTTATCCTAACTACTATTAATATTTTTGAGCAAACTATCATGATAAGAGGAAAAAATAAATCTTGCCCATTTGGACTTCCAATTCCGGAAGCCTGCAATTCTATTGGTAGCTCTATTTTTTCTTTAAAGAAAATCAACAAAGAATCATCTGATAGTGATAAAGAAGAGAACTATGAAGTATTTTTATCATTAGATGAAAAATCAGAGTGTCCATTTGCAGATTTAATATTAGATAAAAAAGGCGCAGTTGATTGCAAATATAATCCAGAAGAATATAGAAAACTATCTGGAAATAGCTTTGTATCAGGAAGTCCAATTTACCCAAATCTTTACATTGGAAATTCAAAATCATATCAGTCATATCCTGTAAACTACTACTCTGATGATAATATTAGAAGTATTTATTATGGTCTTATAAGTTTAATCGATTAGGAGAAATAATGTCTCGCTCTTTAACAACATCAATAACATATTCTGAAGATAATGGAATAGTCTCTTTTGCAGAAGACGAATCCATGCTTGTTGACAATGGATTTCATAACGAATTCCAAGATGGTTCTTTTAGACCAGAGAAGGTAGGAACTCCTGTTCCAGGATCTCAAGTCTATGTTGGGGATATAGACGATTCTGATGATGCAGACGATATGCCAGAGCCACCAAAAACATGGAAAGAGCATCGTGCCGTTGAAGGATTTATGGATCATGTTAAAGATTCTTATCCACACAAAATTCCTCAACATGATGGAAAAAGTATTGTTGGTGCCGAAAGAGCTGTAAAATGGCTGACCAATCTTGGAAAAGAAATCTCTGAGGCAGTCAGAAAAGATGAATCTGGTATCTTGGATGATGCCAAGTTAGAAGAAATTAGAGTTTCAATCATGAAAGACATTCTTCTTCTAAAAGAACATATTAAAAAATTAGATAAGACATTCAAAAAGCAGCTAAAGAAAAAAGCCGGTCTTGATGATGATCTTATGAAGTATGCTGAAGAAATTGAAATAGCTTATAATCATGAGGTAACTGGGGAAATAAATAAGACTGCTGCTCACCCAAAAATAAACCTTTTTGTTTCTCCATTTGAAAGAGCAATTGCTGGAATTATAGTTAATTCTGTGGTATCAGGCGGAAAGCCAATAGAAGAAGTTTATGACTTTCTCAAAGAGAAATACGATCTAAGTGACAGAGAAGAGCTTGCAATTATGCAGGTTATTATGGATAGCGGATTCCCAATCTTTAAGGATAGAGGAACCTTCTCTTCCAAGAAGGATAAGTCTGGAGATAAAGCATACGGAATTGAATTCATCAAGAATTACTTTGCATAGGATTTAATATGTCTGAAATAAAAAGAACAAATGAAACAGAGTCATATAGTACGACAGTTGGTTGGCTTGATGATTTTCTTAAGAAAATGGCGAATAATGCTCCTCCTTCTCCGCCAACTGCTTTTGCTGCAAAAGAAAAATTTGCAACAATTGAAGACAAGATGGCAGACATCAAAGCCAGAGTTGGATTTGGAAACGTCGAAAGAATTACAAAAGAAAGTTCTTCCGAAATAAAAGTAGAATCATTAAAGACTTGCGATTGCAAAAAAGCTGGTAAAAAGTGTAAGTGCAAAGTTAAAGGTGATATATCTGAAAGATTATTTAAAATAAAAAATGTATTAAATTATATTTCTGATATGCTTGAGGCGGAGCCACATCTTCTTGAGCCAGAAATAATTGCTAGATGTATGGACAATAAAGATTTGGGATATGAATCTATCAGAATAAGACCATCAAAAATTAAAAAGTTCATAAAAAGAAAAAAGGGTCCAAAAAAAGATTTGACAGAAGTTGTTTATGTAAGTCCTGGTATAAAAGCTGTTACAAATCCAGATGAAGATATGGCTGATTACTACAGACATTCTATGCCAAATATTTTTTAAACTAGTAATATGTAGTTTATGAGTGATTTAAAACAAAAAGAAAAAGAAAGTTTTGAGCAAATTAAAACTTCTTTTTTGGATTTTGATCCCGCCTATTTTATTCAGAATAATCTAACTATAGATGGAAGTGAATTTAAAATCATTGGCAACGGCTGGAAATTTATGGTGGACATCTATAGATATATCGGTGTTCAGGCAACACAAAAGGGTGGAAAGCCAGTTGTCATTAAGAAGGGTCGTCAGGTAGGTGCCACTATGATGGCAGCTGCCATTGATTTATTTTTTACAAATAGTGGTTTATTTACCAAGCCTCCAATTAGAGTTTTACATGCCTTTCCGTCTCTAGGTCAGGTAAAAAAGTTTTCTCAAGATAAATTAGAAGGTTTCATTAGAACTTCTAAAAATGGATTTATTTCAAAAAACAAATTAACAACTGGAAATGCCGTTGATAATTTAACGATGAAACAATTCAATACCGGAACACTTTGGGTAGATAGCATTGGTGAGGATGGCGATAGAATCCGTGGTATGACGGTTGATGCAATCTTTTTTGACGAGGTTCAGGATATGTTTGCCTCGGCAATAGGAAATGCCACAAAGACTCTTACTGCTGCAAAATATGGGCCAGTAGGCCAGGGTGTACAGGTCTACTTTGGAACACCAAAAGAAAAGAATAGCTACTTCTCATCTCTCTGGGACATGTCAGACCAAAGATACTATCATCTTGGTTGTAAAAACTGCAATAAAACATTTCCATTTTATTTGCCAGATGATAAGGGCTGGATGGATATTTGGGTATCTGGTCATACAATACGCTGTCCTCTTTGTTCATGCGAGCAGCATAAAATTGAAGCAATAGAGAGGGGAGTCTGGGTTCCAAGCAGAAAGCCAGAAGACTGTAAGCTAGTTGGATTTCATATCAACCAGCTTTATATTCCTTACTTTACAAAAGAAAATATCCTAAATCTTATGCCCGAAAATAATCCACTTCAAACAGAGAGGATATTTAAAAATGAAGTAGTTGGAGAGTTCTTCTCTGGCGCAGGATTGCCAATTACAAGAGCTGAAATTTATGAAAAATGTAGAGACTCGGAGAGATCTTTTGCTAGAAGTATTAGTCCAAAGGAAAGAAGCGTATATCTTGGAGTTGACTGGGGTGGAAAAGATGATGGCGATGATTCAAATATAGGACAATCTTACTCTTGTGTTGTAATTATGTCTGCCATGCCAGATGGAACCCTACTTGTTGAACATGCTCACAAACTAAGAAAGCAGGATTTTGACTATAAAAAAGAAACAATTCATGAGATGTATAAGCGCTTTGGAGTAAAGCAAGGCCTTTCTGACTGGTTCTTTGGTCAAGATGTAGTTCATGACTTGCAACGTCATTATGGGCCAAGATTTCTTGGCGCTCAGGGAAGCGGTAATCTTCTCAAGCCATTAAAATTTAGAGAAGATGAGCTTATTGTGTCATATAATAAAGACCTTATGATTGAAGAAATATTTGATCTTTTTAGAAAGGGAAAAATAAGATTTCCATGGAAAAGCTTTGAATATATAGAGTGGCTAATAGACCACTGCACCTCTATGGAATCTGCAATAAGAACTGTTGGTGGTCAGCCAGTCAAAACATATATTAAGGGTCCATCACCTAACGACGGTCTGATGGCACTAATGTATGCTTACATGGCATATAAATTTGATATAACCAAAGGTTTTTCTATTAAACCCGGTATAAATGGTAATGAACAACCTAGTCTTAGACCAGTATTAGCTCATGTAGCAAGAAGGATTTAGAATGAGAAGAACAGATCGACCACCTACAGACATTAGTAAATTTGCAGCATCACAGGTTTCTGAAGTTAGAAGGGCAGAAATTACAAGTGCAGTAACTAGACAGCAAGAAGCAAAAGAAATGTCAAAAGCCTCTGCGGTGGTTGCTCATAGTCCCACCTTTAAAAAGAGTGCATCAATTGCATCTCCAATGGGACCACTAACAACAACAAATACCATTGATAGAATGGCTCCAGAAGTATTCTCTCCACTTTTCCTTTTGGCAAACCTAAACCTGCCAAGAGATAGAGTAACAATGAATGCTTGGAATCGTATTTATTACGATACCAATCCAATAGTTAGAAATGCAATTAATTTGCATTCCTCCTATCCCATTAGCAAAATTAATATAAACTGTAAAAACAAAAAAGTTCAGCAGTTTTTTCTTGAGTGGGCTGAAAAAATAGATCTTTACTCTATTGTATATGGTGTTGCTCAAGAATACTGGAAGTTGGGCGAAGCCTTTCCTTACGCAGAACTAGATCAGTCATCTGGAACCTGGAAGAGAATTACAATTTTAAATCCAGATTATGTTCATGTAAAAAGATCTGTAATTGGAGATCAAACAATAGTTTCTCTTAGACCAGACGCAACACTTCAGAGGCTGGTTAATTCTACAGATCCTGCTGATCTTGCAATGAAGTCTAGATTACCACCTCATATTGTTGATTACGTTAGAAGAGGACAAAATATTCCACTCGATAACTTTAATGTTTCACACTTAAAGTTACTCTCTGCACCATACGACATCAGAGGCACTTCTATTGTTGTTTCTGTCTACAAAGACCTAATGCTTTTGGACAAGATACGTGAAGCAAAGTTTGCCCAAGCAGATGGCATGATTAATCCACTTACCCTAGTAAAGCTAGGTGGAGAAGAGTACAAGCCAACTCAGGCAGATCTTGAGGCCTTTAGACAGGTCCTAGAGGAAGCTCAATATGATAAAGACTTTAAGATTGTAACGCATAATGGTGTTGAAATAACTCGTGTTGGGTTCTCTGGATCAACACTTGAAGTTCAGTCTGATCTAGAGTTTATTATGAACAATCTTTATAATGGATTAATGGCTCCAAAGGCACTATTTGATTCCGAAGGTGCAACGTATGCCTCCTCCTCTGTTGGCCTTGAAGTCTTAAGACAGAGATATGATATTTTTAGAAACATGATGAAGAAGTGGCTAGAGAGAAAGATTTTTGCCCCAATCTGCGAATTACAAGATTTCTTTGAGTATGTAGATGGAGAAAAGAGACTTCAGGTTCCTGTTGTTGACTTCAATCATATGAATCTTTATGATCTTTCTGATTATGTTAATGCAATTAACACTTACGTTGGCAACAAACAAATCTCTATCCAAACACTTTGCAGAAGCTTGGGGCTTTCCTATGAAGAAGAGCAAAGAAGACTTCGAGAAGAATCAATTCAAGAGGCTATTGTCAATAAGGAAAAGGCAATTCTCGGCAATATGAGACTTTCCGAACTACTCTCCCTAGATCCAGAAAAGGCCATCCCAGAGCCACCAGAAGAGGTTGCTCCTGCGGCTGGTGGAGAAGCTGGGGGAGGAATGGATGCAGGCGGAGCGCCCGCAGGGCTACCGGGAATGAGTCCTCCAGGTGGGGCACCAGAAGGTGGCGGACCAGCATAGTTAAAACTGCTAATATTTTATTCACTTTTTATGAATGATAAAAAAGCATCAAACGGTGGAGCAACAACCACCCCATTATATGAAACTACTGGGCCAGATGGAAAGAAGGTAACCTTTACACCGGCCGATCTTGTGGCTGGTATGGGGACTGTAAAATCAAAGAGCGGGAAGTCCTTTAAACCAAAAAAGTATAAAGGATCTTCTCTCTCCGAGAGAATATCTTCTCCTGGGTTTGGAAAAGGAAAAGATGAATAAAATATCTTATAAAAGTTCTCCAGCAAAAATTAAAATCAGTCCAGATACCGACAAAATACCACTTGTCGGTAGTGCTGACTCATCTACTGAGTCGGGAGGAAGGAGTGGTTTTCGTTGGCCTGGTGAGCCAACAGAGCCAAATCTTTCGTCGGAGCAGCCAGTTACAACAGAACATGTTGGCCTAATAGAAGACTTTGTTGATGCAGCAGATGATCTGGATTTGCTTGGACTTGAAGTTGAGGCAGACTTTTTAGACTTTTTAATTCAAAAATTTGGACAGGCTGCATCACCTGGAATAACAGAAGAGGAAAAATATATAGAATATATATATAAGCTTTACAACTCTGATATCCCAAATTCTGTAGAAAAAATAAATAATCTTTCTCTTTCTTATTCTAAAAAAATAATGGAAGGAATAAAATCTGGCATTGATAAAAACTCATCAAAAAATAAAGCTTTTACATCAGAATTGATTCAATTAAATATGATCAAAACATCTCAATATAGAGAGAAAGATCCAAAGTATGTAGCAGAAGAAATAGCTAAAATAATTAGAATCATTATTTCAAAGATGTCTATTGAAGCTCAAAATAGAGCAAAAATAAACTTAAAAAATAGAGTTCTTAGGCTCAATCCAAATGAAATGACTACAAAACAAACTCCAGCTGGAGCTTCCATCGGAACTAGCATAGCTCTAATTAAAAATATTTTAAATGGAAGAGATGGATACTTTATTAAGTCAATTATAGACGAACTAGTAAGATTATTATAGGTTTAATTATGAAAAAAATATCATCATCAACACTAACAACAAGGGTATATAATATATCAGATAATTCTTATGAATCTGCTACTTCTGAAATAAATTATCCAGAAAAAACACACCAGCCTCTAAATACCACCTTTGTTAATACAATAGATGGAGAGCCTGTTGCCCAGCCATTTGGTTACTCAGAGGGAATTATAAGTCCAGTAGGGGAAGAGGAGGGTGTTACTATGGCAGAACCAAAAGAAGCTTCAGTTAAAATATTTGAAAAACTTGCAGCATCAGGAAACTGGTCTTCTATAGCTACATATAACTTAAACTTAAATTCAAAAGAAATTTTAAAATATTCCTCTAGTAACTCTACAGGTCTCTATAGAGATCTTAGGTTTACTCCAATAGATAAAAAATATGATCTTTTTTACTTTGACTTTTCTAATTTAAAAAAATCAGATTTACCATATTGCATTGCAAACTCACTCTCCTCTTCAAGACCCTCGTCTGTTGGATTTATAGCAGGAATAGATAACTCTAATCTAGAGCAGCTTAGACAACTTGGTTTTTCAAAGTCAAGCTCTTTATCTTCCGATTCTGTTTTTTTTATTAAAAAAAATGATTTAAATAAAATATCTAATGTTAAAATATATGATATAAATAAAAATCAAAAAACATTTTTCCTATGTGATGTTGCCAACAGTATTGAAGATAAAATTGCAGGACTCCAACCCTATAAGTCTCTAAGGTATGGCTCTGGATTAATTTTTCCATATGATAAACCACAAGATGTTACATATCATATGGGGTCTGTTTCTTTTCCAATCGACATTATATTTGTTGGATCAGAAGGAAAAATTAAAAAGATTGCAGAAAATATAGCACCAGGAACATTGGGCGTATTTGGCTCATCGGATATATCACTTGTCCTAGAGATTGCAGGAGGTGCTTCATCATCCCTAGGTCTTAGGGTCGGAGATTTTGTCTCTGCAGATAAAATATCAGATAATGAATATTTAGATTTTGAAAAAAAATATGCATCTTTTATTGATAATAACAAATTTTATATAAAAAATGCATCTTTTACAAAAATAATATCATTTGATAAATATAATATATTTAATTCTGATATTAAAAACCAATCTTCTTTAAATTTGATAAAAAATGCATCAATAAAAAATAATGATAAAAAAGAGGTTTGTATTTATAATTTTGATAGTTATTTTAAAAATAACTTTGGTCTTATAGATGGAATAAATATAAAATCATTTTTAAATAATAAAAGTTTTA